AACTCTGCTTTGCGTACCTTCATCGGATTTCTCCTCATGGTTTGAAAAAGAACCCGACTGCTGTCACCAGTCGGGGTTTGGTTTAGAACAACTTACGCTTTACGGCTGTCGCCTTTGGCTCGTCGTCTGACAGTAACTGCAATCCGTCTAAGCTCAGGGCTTTGAGGTAGATTGCACCGCCTGCCATTGGGGGCACTGAGGTTTTAAACTCGTTGCCCTTGACGCTTTGCTTGACCACTTTGGCGGTTATCCCGCTTAGTGTCCCGTTCTCGTTGATACGAGTTGCTGTGATTTCAACCGTCACAGTGACGGGGGCGATTGACCGCTTAGCGGTCGGAGTGCGTTCACTCATGGTATAACTCCTAACAAGTTTTTAAAGAGCAGGTGCAGGGTTTGCACCTGCTGTCGTTGCGGAATTGCATCGACAAATTCAGATTGCCAGACTTTACAAAAATGTCAAATACGCCTGAAATCAAGGCGTTTCGATGCGTTTTGCTTTTCGTTTTGGCTTGCTTTTGGCTTGGTCAGACGGGGGGTACATGGATTGCGTTTTTGACCCCCCGCCCTATATAGGTAAACCGCTTAAACCAAGACCCAAAAAAAGGAACGTGTAAAGTTAGCTCAATCGCCTAACCTATTGACACCCAAGTAAGTTGCTGTGTTATATTGCGGACATGGATACCCTACCACTACACCACACCAAGTGGTCAGATAGGCTGGCGTTCGACATTGCCCTCACACTAGAGGGGAGCGGCGAGACCTTGCAAGAGGTCATGACACGTCACAAGATAGCCGCATCTGACATCATTGACTTCAACGCCGACCCGGTGTTCTTGAAGAAGGTCGAGCATTATCGCGGCGAGATTCAAGAGAAGGGTCTGACATTCAAGCTCAAGGCCCGCGCCCAAGCGGAAGAACTCCTGACAACTTCTTGGATGTTGATTCACGACCCTGCCGTATCCCCCGCAGTCAAAGCCGACCTGATTAAATCCACTGTGAAGTGGGGCGGGTTAGAGCCAAAGACCGAGGTGAGTAACGAAGGCGGCGGTGGCGGAGTGCGTATCACCATCAACCTTGGCAACGACCCACGGGATGCACGAACAATTGAAGCTGATGTAGTTGAGGCCACCGATGTCCCTGCCATTGATAATTGAAAACTGCTTTACAGAGATGTATGAGGGGATGCGGGCGGCGAGGTTTGCCGCAGCCAGCGAGGCACGCAACATGGAGAACAGCCTAAGGGTGGCTGGGCAGTCTTACAAAACCAAAATCATCAAACACAAACGCAAGGGTAATAGCTACCTTGTCCTGCTAGTGGAGGCACACAGTGGCACTTGACATCAACTACACCCCACCTCCAACGGGTAAAAAATTCATGGCGTCCGACGCCAAGATGCGAGTACTGATGGGGCCAGTCGGTTCCGGCAAGTCAGTGACTTCATCGTTCGAGGTTATCCGCAGGGCCAGTATGCAAGCGCCCAACCAGCAGGGCATCCGCAGAACACGGGCGGCGATTGTCCGTGAGACTGCGCGTCAGTTGCAGGATACGACAATCAAGACATTCTTGGACTGGTTTCCACCGGGGCAGTGCGGTCAGTACATGCGTACGACCAAGACATACTTCTTCAAAGTGGGCGACATCGAGTGCGAGATTATGTTCCGAGCACTGGACGATGCGGACGACGTTGCCAACTTGAACTCCTTGGAATTGACATTCGCTTGGTTCAACGAGTGCCGAGACATTCACCCAGACATTGTTGACGCGATGTCCAAACGTATTGGGCGATTCCCGTCTGCGAAAGACGGCGGCCCGACGTGGCACGGGATGTGGGGCGATACCAACCCACCGACTATGGATACGTGGTGGTACTACCAGATGGAGGGGCTTGACCCCAAAGATGGTGTGTCTGCCAACGACAACGGCTGGGATGTGTTCAAGCAACCGTCCGGTCGAAGCGTGTATGCCGAAAACGTGGAGAACTTACCCGATGGCTACTACGATACCCAAGGTCGCTCGGAAGAATACATCCGTGTCTACATCGACGGCGAGTACGGTCTGTCGTCTGCTGGTATGCCCGTCTACAAATACTTCAGACCGGACTACCACATGGGCAAGCAGAAGCTCCGCCACATCAACAACGGTGTGCGCCCTATTGTCATCGGCATGGACTTGGGACTTACCCCCGCCGCAGTCATCGGACAGCAAGACCCCCGTGGTCGGGCGCTGATACTTGGCGAGTGTGTATCGTTTGACATGGGTATCCAGCGTTTCGTGAGGACTATGCTCAAGCCCATGATTTACGAGCGGTTCGGTGGTGCACCCATCCTAGTGGTCGTTGACCCTGCGGGTGTGCAGCGGGCGCAGACCGACGAGCGCAGCGCAGTGGACATCATCAAGGCTGAGAATCTCAAGGTCATTCCGGCCAAGACCAACAACGTGTCAGCCCGACTCAACGCGGTGGACGACTATCTCATGCGTCAAGTTGACGGAGACCCAGCGTTCCTGCTCGACCCCGGGTGCACACAACTTAAGGCCGCGATGATGGGCGGGTATCGCTACAAGCCCAAGGGCGACGGCGACATCGACAAGAACAAACACTCACACGTTGCTGAAGCACTACAGTATCTGATGCTGCACATTGCATCTGTTGGAGAAGGACACCACATGCCGCAGCGGCGCGACATTCGCCCTGTTGCATCTGCGGGCTGGACTTGATATGATGGGGGCACTGCAAGCAGGCAGTTGTCACCTCGCCCTTTTCTCCAAGGGACTTCCCCCCCGTCGAGTTCGCTCCGGGGGATTTTTTTCGCTTGCACTTTATTTTTCAGTATGTGTATACTTCCTGTCATATGCAACCTACAATATGTGGTAGGGTGTCAATCAGGAGGCTGCAATGGCAAAGGTTAAGGTAACGAAGACTTCAAAAATCTTTTCGGACAACGAGAAGATGGACAACAGTGGTCTTGCCGGAAAGCCTAGGCCAATGGAAGTCTACGCATGGAAACCTCCAGTGATGACCATTGAAGACATCATGGAAGTCCAAGAGTACAAAACCAGTAAGCGCCCTGATACTGAGGAAGATTAAAACATGGCAGGTCTTACTTTCCTTCGTGTAGTCTCCAACGCTGAACTCGACAAACAAGACGAGCAAGCAGCGGCACAGGCTTTGCAGGAACGCCAAAACCAACCAATGGTGTTGGGTCTGGCGCAGCATATTCGTATGTGCTGGGATGTGGCGAAGATTGCCAAGAAGCCAATTGAAGATGAGATGTTGCGTGCGCTACGTCAGCGTAACGGACAGTACGAGCCTGACAAGTTGCAGCAGATTAAAGCGCAAGGCGGCTCAGAGATTTACATGATGATTACTGAAGTCAAGTGCCGCGCAGCGGAATCTTGGCTGCGTGACATCTTGCTCGATAGTGGTACTCCACCGTGGGATATTGTGCCCACCCCGATTCCTGATTTGTCTCCGAACGACCGTCGTGAGATTCAAGACATCTTCGCCAACGAAGTGTTGACGATGTTGCAAGAGAATCAGAAAGCTCCTACCAAAGAGGAGATGGCACAGATTAAAGAGATGGTCTCACAAGACTATCGCTTCAAGATTTTGCAAGACGCACAGAACCGTGCTGACAAGATGAAGCTCAAGATTGAAGACCAGTTCGCCCAAGGCGGTTGGTCTGATTCATTCAACGACTTCATCACTGACCTCGTGACTTTTCCTGCGGCCTTCATCAAAGGCCCGATTGTTCGTCGTCAGCGTACCCTCGGTTGGAAGACCGTCATGGGTAAGACTGTTGTCGAGCCAACTGAACGTCTCGCTCCTGAGTTTGAGCGTGTTGACCCGTTCCGTATTTATCCTGAGCCGGGCATCACTCGCATCGAAGAAGGCTACTTGTTCGAGCACCACCCCCTTTCTCGTTCAGACCTGTCAGACCTTATTGGTGTGCCGGGCTATGACGAGGATGCTATTCGTCGTATCTTGGATGAAGGCTCTGGCCCATCTTGGATTAACGAAGACGTGGAACTCATCAAGAACGAGGAGGAGCGCAAGTTCTACTCGTACATGCGTCCGACCGATGTGTTCGACGCACTTGAGTTCTGGGGCAAAGTCTCCGGCAAGATGCTTCGTGAGTGGGGTTTGACTGAGGAAGAAGTTCCTGATGAAGCCCAAGAGTACGATGCCAACGTCTGGATGATTGGTAACTACGTCATCAAGGCTGTGTTGAACTATGACCCACTGGGTCAGAAGCCTTACTGCAAGACTTCGTTCATCAAGTGCCCCGGCGCTTTCTGGGGTAAGGGTATCCCTGAAATCATCGAAGACATCCAGAACGTCTGTAACGCAGCGGCTCGTGCTCTCGTGAACAACATGGGTATCGCTTCCGGCCCTCAGGTCGAAGTGAACCTAGAGCGTATTCCTCCGAACGAGGACATCACACAGATGTCACCTTGGAAGATTTGGCAAGTGACCAACGACCCTGTGGGTTCGAGTGCACCTGCTGTACGCTTCACACAGCCTGAAGACAACGCCAACACGTTGGTGGCTGTGTACGATAAGTTTGCTCGTCTGGCAGATGACCACTCTGGTATCCCTGCCTACCTGTACGGCAACACCGATGTGCAAGGCGCAGGCCGCACGTCGTCAGGTCTTTCTATGTTGATGGGTGCTGCTGGTAAAGGCATCCGTCAGGTGGTTGGTCACATCGACGGTGATGTGATTAAGCCCATTGTCCAACGTCAGTTCGTGTACAACATGCGCTACGACGAGGACGAATCTATCAAGGGCGACGTTCAAGTCGTGGCCCGTGGCGCAGTTAACTTGGCTGTCAAAGAGACTGTCAACGTGCGCCGCATCGAATTCCTCAACGCAACCGCCAATGAAATCGACATGTCGATTATGGGTCGGGATGGCCGCGCCGCGATTCTTCGTGAAGTGGCTAAAGGGTTGCAAATGCCTGTGGACGAACTTATTCCATCTCGGGACAAACTCGCTTATCAGACCCGCGTAGCAGCGGCTGCGGAGCAAGCTCAAGCACAACAGGCTGCACAGCAGCCCGCTGGAGCGGCACTCCAACCTGATGGTGCACCCAAAGGTGGAATGGAAGCGAACACAGTCATGAACCGTAGTGGGGGTCAGCCGTGATACGTCCTGACCCATCAGTTGTGAAAGCTCTTTCTGTCGCTGTGCGTCAGCACCCAGAGATTCTGGAGTGGTTGAAGTCATGGCGTATGCACGAGCTAGAGCAGCTACCATCTGCGGTAAACAACGCGGCATTGATGCAGGGGCGATGCCAAGTTTTGGGCGAGATTTACAAGCTCGCCAAAGAGTCCCCTGAACTAGCGGCAAAGTCCTAACTGATATGACTCGCCGTCTAATCCACGCATACCGATAGGAGCGTTTTACTATGGCACTTCCAGAGCAAATTCGTAAACAGACCGAGGCAGTTCAAGAACTGTACGCACAACTTAATGGTGATGGAACCAATGGCGAGGGACAAAATCCTCCAGCCGATGGTGGAACTCCGCCCAAAACAGATGCTGCTAACAGCACTCCGACCGCCGACGCGAACGCTGACACGAACGGTGCTACTCAATCACCCGGCGCTGAGCACGCAAGTGGTGAAGAAAAAGGCTCAGAAGAAAATCTAACTCAGAAATACCGTACCCTCCAAGGCATGTACAACGCCGAAGTTCCACGTCTGCATAGCCAGAACAAAGAACTCTCAGGTCGTTTGCAGCAGATGGAGCAGTTGCTGGCAACCATCTCAGCACAACAGTCTTCTGCACGTAACGTGGCGCAAACGCAAGTTGACCCGCTTGTTACCGAGAAAGATGTTGAGGAATATGGAGAATCGCTTGACGTGATGCGTAAAGTGTCGCGTGAGGAGTTAATCCCTGTTGCTCAGAAACTTGTGCAAATTGAGCGGATGCTTCAGCAGTTGCAGACTAACGTCGTGCCACAGGTTCACAACCTTGCACAGCGTCAGGCTATGACTGTCGAACAGCAATTCTGGTCGGAATTGACTGCTGCTGTACCTAATTGGAAAGACATCAACGAAGACCCTGACTTCCAGTCTTGGCTTCTTGAGTTTGACCCAATGTCAGGTATCAGCCGTCAAACCATCCTAGAGGATGCACAGCGCAGCCTCGATGTACGTCGAGTTGGTAGTTTCTTCAGGTCTTGGCTTGAGATTACTGGACAAGCCAATGTTGCTCAAAACACCCGCCGGAATGTGTCTGCTTCCGAGTTGGAACGCCAAGTTGCCCCCGGTAAAGGGCGCAGCACAGGTGCACCGACAGGAACAAACGCCAAGACCTACACCCCTGATGACATCAAAACCTTCTTCAACGATGTTCGTCAAGGGAAGTACAAAGGGCGCGAAGCAGAGCGTGACCGCATTGAACGCGATATTTTCGCTGCACAGCGAGAAAATCGCATAACTGTTAACGCTTGATTAGAGGAGTAATATCATGGGATTTCCCGTAGCTGCTGGTCGTCCGAATTATTCGGGCAACTTCATTCCAGAGATTTGGTCTGGCAAACTCATCGAGAATTTCTACGACGCCACTGTGCTCGCAGCAATCTCTAACACCAACTATGAAGGCGAAATTCGCCGCATGGGTGACACGGTTAACATCCGTACCACTCCTGAAATCTCTATCAAGACTTACGTTAAGGGCCAAACCCTGAGCGTTGAGAATCCTGATAAGCCAAAGATTCAGTTGGTTATCGACAAAGGCGAGTACTTCGCTTGTATCGAAGACGACGTGGACAAGGTTCAGTCTGACGTGAACATGATGGACACTTGGTCTAAAGACGCTTCTGAGCGTATGAAGATTAAGATTGACCAACGCGTTCTGACAGACATCCTTCCAGACATTTCTGCTTTGAACAAAGGCGCAACTGCTGGTCGTATCACTGGCAACATCGACTTGGGCACAACTGGTACTCCAGTTGCTATCACTAAGTCTAACGTGCTTGACTACATCGTTGACTTGGGCACTGTGCTTGACGAAGCAAACGCTCCTGAAGGTGACCGCTTCTTGGTTATCCCTGCCAAAATGGCTGGCATGATTAAGAAGTCTGACCTGAAAGACGCTTCTTTGACTGGCGACAGCGTGTCTGTGTTGCGTAACGGTCGTTTGGGCATGATTGACCGCTTCACTTTGTACATGAGCCACAATCTGTCTGTGACTTCTGGCAAGTTCAGCATCATCGCTGGTCATAAGATGGGCTTCACTTTTGCCTCTCAAATGACTGAGATGGAGTCTCTACGCGCTGAGTCTACTTTCGGTAACGTCATCCGTGGCTTGCAGGTTTATGGCTACAAAGTGGTGAAACCTGAAGCATTGGCTCAAGGTATTGTTACTTTGGCTTAAACCGTGAGGGGCTTCGGCCCCTCTACTGCAACTTTTTAGGAGATTTGAAATGGCTACGTATACCGATTCTTTGGGCTTTAACAAAGGCTCTGCTGGATTCCGTGCTGAGGGCTTGAATAAAGTTACTCGTATGGAAGTTGTTCTTGACTTTGCTGCAATCGCTGCTGCGCGTTCTGCTGCTGGTGCTGCTGCACTTGCTTCTGGTGACGTTCTCGAAATCATGCCTGTTCCGGCTAAAACCCGTGTGCTAGGCGTTGGTTACGACGTTACTACTGCTGAAGGTGCTACTGCAACGTTCGACTTGGGCGACGGTTCTGACACCGACGGCTATCTGAACGACATCAGCTTGAACAGTGTGGCGTCTGGTGTGATGTCTTTGGCTTTGGCTGAAGGCGCACCTAACACCATCTCTGGTTACAGCAATGGTAAGTACTACAGTGCTGCTGACACTATCGACCTCGTAGTGAACTCTAACAGCGTTGACGCTGCTAAGGTTCGCATCTGGGCTTTGGTGCAAGACTGCGCATAAAGAATGGGGGCTTCGGCCCCCTTCTTACATAGGAGAACGAGATGGCGAATGTAACTGCGATACATAGAGAAACAACGGGTACTATTGTCACCGGACGGTATCAGATGCGTGGGCATCAAAGCGTAGGTGGCGGTACTGCTGGCGATGTTATTTACCGTGACGGCGGCGCATCTGGGCCGATTAAATTCCAATTCAACATTGGTGGTGGTACACAACCTATCGGGTTGTCGTTTCCTGACGATGGCATTTTGTTTTTGACGGATGTCCATGTCACGTTACCTACCAATGCTAAAACTACTATCTTTGTGCAGAGCGTCTAATGGCTACCAAAGACTCTCGACTAGAGCGGGCTGGGGTATCAGGCTATAACCAGCCTAAGCGTACTCCGGGCCACCCGACTAAAAGCCACGTTGTCGTAGCGAAGTCTGGCACTGAGGTGAAGACGATTCGCTTCGGGCAGCAAGGTGTCAAGGGTGCTGGTGCAAATCCAACGACGGCTTCTGAGAAGGCTCGCAAAAAGAGCTTTGAAGCGCGTCACGCGAAAAACATTGCCAAAGGCAAAATGTCTGCGGCATACTGGGCGGACAAGGTGAAATGGTGAAAGAAGTTTGGGACAAACCAAGACCTAAAGGACTCGGTAAATCGAAGCCTTTGACGCCAGAGCAGAAAGCGAAGGCGAAAGCGGCGGCTAAGAAAGCGGGGCGTAAATACCCCAACTTGGTCGATAATATGAGAGCAGCAAAAAAGTAAGGAGAGTTGCATGGCACGTTACCTGCGAAATAAACGAGATGGTTTCATTTACGATTACACTGAGCTATTGGCTGAAAACCCAATGGTCGAGGAAGTAACTGAAGAAGAAGCCTTCCCTGAGAAGTTCATTCCGAAGAAGCAAACTGGTCGTAAGACAGGTCTGAAGTTGGAGACTCCTGTGGAAGAAATTCCAGTTGAGCCTCCTGTTGTCAATGCAGAACTTAACGCAGATGCGTCTAGGGGATTACCCGAATGATACTCAATGATGTAGTCACAGAGGCTCGCCGCCTTCTACAAGACATCAGCGCACCGCAACGCTACAGTGATGCGGTGTTGCTAGGCTTTGCCAATCAGGCATTGAAGCGTATGTCTGTATTGCGCCCCGACCTCTTTGCCTACATCGGGGAGATTACTTGTACGGCTGGGGCTGTTATTCAGTCCCCCCCGTCTGATTCAATCCGAATCATTGAAATCTTCCAAGTCAAAGACGGTGCGGGTGTAACTGAGGTTGACCGCACTTCTCTTGACCAGACGTACCCCGGTTGGATGAATGACACCGCTGGCCCGGCTGTTAACTGGATGCGCCATGTGCGCAACCCTAACAAGTTCTTCGTCTACCCTAAAGCCCCCACAGGACAAGTCCTCATCGGGGAATATGCACAGACCCCTCCCAATTACACTGGTACTGACGTGGTGGCTTTGCTGCCTGATGCGTTCTTCCCAGTTGTGGTTGACGGTACAGTTTTCTTGGCTGAGTCGGTTGACAATGAGCATGTGAACTCTAACCGTGCGCAGTTGTTCCAGCAGTCCTTCACTCAAGCATTGGGTGTAAGTGCACAGGCTAGGTCACTGACTGATACGGAAGAAGCGGGTCTACCTAACGAACAGGTAATCGCATCATGAGTACGCGCACATTTCTCTCGTTGGCTACACGCCTTGCGGCGAGTGTGCCGGGCTGCCCTCAGCCAATCTTAGAGCAACATATTCGTGATTCAGCGATTGAGACTTGCGAACGTACGCTTGCATGGCGCTACGAGCAGCCTTCAATCCGCTTGACTCCGGGGGTGTATGAGTATCCCTACAACAACCCATTGCAGACTGAGGTACATGCGTTCATTACTGCCGCTGTCAATGGCTCACCACTTGAGCCTCTGACCCTTGAGCAGTTGTATATGAAGTACCCTAACTGGCCTGACCTTGACCCTGACCAACGTTCAGACCCTCGGTTTGTCTGCCAGCTTGACCCAGACAATTTTGTCCTTGCCCCTCTACCTGATGCAACGAAGGCTTACGACCTCAAGATGATTGTGGTTCTCAAGCCGTTGCGTACGTCTACTGGAATGGACAAGTCAGTATTTGATGACCTAGAGAACGTCATCATGCACGGTGCATTGCAGCATCTTCTCGTCATGCCAAACAAAAACTGGAGTGACCGTGAGTTGGCAACGTATCATGCTAAGCAGTATCTTTCTAAAATAACTGAGCGCAGAGCCAGAGCAAATATCGGAGCAGCAAGAGCCTCGATGTCTGTTCAGATGCGCCCTTTCGCGTGAGGACACTATGGCTGCTGATGTCATTCGTTTAGTAAAAGGCGACGAGAGACCAGTCATCGTTCTGACGTTGACCGATGATGTAACTGGCTCTCCGATTGACCTATCGTTGGTTTCAACTACTGTATCGGTTAAGTTCCGCGAAGCTGGTACAACTACACTACTGTCTACAATTACCTGTCTTAAAATTGGCGCGGGTACGACTGGGCAGGTGCAGTTTGACTTTTTAGGCGGGGTGTTAGACGTAGACCCCGGCATGTATGAGGGTGAAGTTGTTATCAGTTTTGACGGGCAAATCCAGACTGTGTACGACACCCTACGCTTTACTGTGCGGGAGAACTTCTAAGTGTCCAACATCCGGGTCTCCGCAGTAGCAACAACGGTTCTGTCAGTGGCGGTTGCCGCTTCGACAGCATCTGCTGCTGTGTCCACTCGGAGTGTTTCAGTTGTTGCGCATCCTACGCCAGTCATTGCGATGACAGCGTTTGTCGTACCGACCAGCGTACTTGAGAACCAGACTGTTGTGCTCTCTGACTTCCGTCAGATTGCTGTTGGTAAAGCTGTCATTGAAATTGCTACAGCCACCGACGACGTGGCTATCTCATTTGATACTGTGTTCACAGACTCTGTGACGATGACGGATGCGGTCAATCGGATGTTCTATGGCAACATCGACTTTGACCCGTTAGACCCTGACGCCGACCCAGACCCTATCGTCATGGCGGATGTCAACGCAAAGAGTGTAGGGAAAACCCTTACAGATACTGCTACAGCAACCGATAGCCCAGCAAAAACTCCCGGCAAGGTGGTGACAGACTCAGTTACTTCTGCTGATACAGTCAATACCAAACATGTTGGTAAGTCTTTGACGGACGAGGTTACTACTAACGACGCCATCAACACTTTTGACACAGCCAAAGTTGTTGCTGATAGTGCGTCTATCACAGACGAAACCGCCAAAGAACTTACTCGACCCAATGTTACCGACTCGGTGACTGCGGCGGATACCTCCTTCACTTCGCCGGGGTTGGGTAAGACCGAGACAGTAACTGCTTCAGACATACTGAATAGCTTTAATGTAGGGAAAACCCTTACTGATTCTGCCACAGCATCGGATGCGGTAAACACATTTGCGGTCAATAAAGTCCTAACTGACTCCGTTGAGATAACGGACTTCATCGCTAAGACACCGGGCTATGAGTTTGACTTCGACGTAGTGGATGCGGATGCTGACCCAGACCCAGTGACTGCTACCGATGTGATGGCTAAGTCTCTCACTCGTCCTGACATTACAGACGCGGCTACTGCTACTGATGCAGCGGCAAAAGCCTTTACTCGTCCCGATGTGACGGACTCTGCCACGATGGCAGACGCAGCGGCGTTTACAGTGGATGATGTACAGACGGACTCCGTATCGGCTACGGATGCGGCGGCACTTACCTTTGGTGGTGTCCAGACCGACTCAGTTACAGCCTCAGATACTGTCACTACGTTTGCACAGAACAAGACTCTTACAGACACAGCATCTATGGCTGACGCCATCAATGTGTTTGATGTCGCAAAGGTATTGACCGATTCGGCTACGATGGCTGACTCGGTAAGCCTGAACTTGATTCCGGGTCTCACCAACCCATTCTTTGACTTTGCATTTATTTCAGATGACAAGTTTACGTACTTCCCAGTTCCGGGTGTACTGAACGCGCATTTGATTCATGAACCGCTCGTAAACGGTGAGTTTGTACTGACAACTGACCCCAATGCTGGTATCGTATATACCATCCGCACGGAGTCGTACAGTTACATGTTTGCTGGTTACGGACTCAACGAGAACCAACTTAACTAAGGAGTTAATCATGTTTAACGATAGCATCAAGATGAAGGGTAAGCTGAACATTGTTCTGACTGGCCCAGACGGAAAAGTAAAAGAGCAACACGAAGTTGACAACTTGGTTGTCACGGTCGGTAAAAACTTTATTGCTTCAAGCATGGCAAAGACTACGACCAACAGTCCAGCGGCAATGACGCACATGGAAGTTGGTACTGGTACGACTGCTGCTGCGGTAGGCGACACTACTCTCCAAAGTGCTGTTTCAGGTTCGCGTGTTTCATTGACATCGACTACTGTGACCAACAACAACGTCGCATACGTAGCAACATTCCCAGCAGGTACAGGCACTGGTGCTTTGACCGAAGCAGGTATTTTTAATGCTTCATCTTCTGGTACGCTGCTTTGCCGTACTGTGTTCTCAGTCATCAACAAAGGTGCAGCCGACACACTCGGTATTACTTGGACTGTGACTGTTAACTAAGGAGTCTGGGAATGGGTATCAAACTCACAAACAACGCGTTCGGCACGCTTGCATCGGGTATCAACTCGTCTGCAACGAGCATTACGCTGACCACTGGGCAAGGTGCTCGATTCCCTACTCTCAGTGCTGGTGATTATTTTTACGCCACACTGGTTGACACATCGAACAACCTTGAGATTGTCAAGTGTACGGCTCGCTCTACGGATGTGTTGACGGTCGTACGTGGACAAGAAACTACCACGGCTCGTGCATATTCAACAGGTGACCGTATTGAGATTCGTCTGACTGCGCAGACATTTATTGATGCTACGGCGATTACTGCTACGGCTGTAAGCGACCAAGCTAATAGTAGTACAGGATATTTTGACTTACCTGCGGGGTCAACTGCGCAACGTCCGGGTAGCCCTGCTGTCGGGAATAAGCGTATTAACACGACGACAAATGCGGAGGAAGTTTATGTTAATGGTGCGTGGCAGAAAGCTGATTTAATTGGCGAAATTTCTGCTTCAGGCGGCACAGTTACTACCCGTGATGGATATACATACCACACCTTTACTTCTACAGGTAACTTAGTAGTTAGTTCCGGCACGGTCATCGCTGATGTACTTATTGTTGCAGGCGGCGGTGGCGGTTCTAACGGAGACAACGGTAACGACGGAGGCGCAGGCGCAGGCGGTGGCGGAGTATATCTTGCAGAGCGCATTGCACTTTCCGCAGGTACATATACCGCGACAGTTGGTGCAGGTGGTGCGGGTGTTTCCGGCACTTTCCGTGTCGCAGGTAATTCCGGAAGTAACTCCTCGTTTACTGGGCTAACAACTGCTATAGGCGGTGGCCGAGGTGGGCAATGTAACTCCAATGGTGGTGATGGTGGTTCCGGCGGCGGTGCAGGCGGCGGTGGCGGCGGCCCATTTAGCGGAGGTAACCGGACAACTAACCAAGGGTTTGTCGGCGGCGGGAATCATGATACGCCAGCGTATACAGGTGGTGGTGGTGGCGGTGCAGGCGGCTCTGGCGGTTGGGCAGGCTCAGGTCGTCTAGGTGGCGACGGTGGCCCCGGTGCTTGGGTTTGGGGTTCTGCGTATGGCGGTGGCGGTGGCGGTGGCGGCGGTATTGGCGGCACTGGTTTTTATGCGACCCAACAAGGGGGTGCAGGTGGCGGCGCTGGCGCTGGCGATGGTGGTGCACCAGAACTTACTAACGTTGCAGGTGAAGGCCGCAATGCCCTTGCTAACACAGGCTCAGGTGGCGGTGGCGGCGGTAATAAATCCCCCGTTGGTGGTGCAGGTGGCTCTGGTATTGTTATCGTTCGTTATAGAACCTAAGGAAGATATATGGCGCATTTTGCAAAAATAGTATCTGGCCTTGTGGAGCAAGTAATTGTTGCAGAGCAGGCTATTGTTGACACCCTTGATGGTGAATGGATACAAACCTCATATAACACATACGGCGGCGTACATCGTTTAGGTGGCACACCGCTGCGTAAAAATTACGCAGGTATTGGGTACACATATGACACAAGCCGGGATGCTTTTATCCCTCCAAAAACACACCCTCAGTGGATTCTTAACGAGCAGACTTGTTTGTGGGAATCCCCGATTCCATACCCTACCGATGGTAAAAACTATCTGTGGGATGACACCCTTGGGGCGTGGGTAGAAAACCCTGAAGGACAGTAATCATGGGACTAAAAGTAACTAACAACGCCTTTGGCACTCTGAACGCAGGTATCAACAGTTCTGCGACGACTATCGTACTGACCGCAGGTCAGGGTGCGAGATTCCCAACTCTGAGTGCTGGCGACTATTTCTACGCTACGCTGATTGACACATCGAACAATCTGGAGATTGTGAAAGTCACAGCACGAAGCACTGACACTATGACGGTTGTGCGTGGGCAAGACAACACAACAGCCCGTGCGTACAGTACTAACGACCGCTTTGAACTGCGCCCAACGGCTGCACTGTTCAACGAAAAGGCTGATGCTGCGGATGTAGCATCTACATATCTACCACTAGCTGGTGGTACGTTGAGCGGTGGCCTAACTACTACTGCCGAGCAACTTGCTGTTAACCGTGCCAATGCTAATATGGCGCGGCTCACGCTTAAAAATACTAATCGTGAATGGACGCTTTCAAACTACGGAACTCAATTTGGGCCTAACGGGGCTTTTAGTATTGCCGATGAAACTGGCGGGGCTGTTCGTTTTCAAATTGATACTGGCGGCAGAATTACTACAGCAGCCCAGCCAGCGTTTCACGCACAAAACGGTAACTACTTTTCGTCCTCTGGAATTATGGGAAGTTGGACGGAGATTTTTGACCGGAATAATAACTTTAACCCTTCGACCGGACGCTTTACCGCTCCAGTTGCTGGGGTGTATTACTTTGCCATGTATGGTTTGTTTTACAACTTAGGTTACGCAAGTTATTTTTCCCTGTTTAAAAATGGCTCTGCTGCTGCTGGTATGTCTACATTAGGGTCGTCGTATTCGGCTGTTTCTGGTAGCTACATTGGGCAAGGTGGTGGAGTTGTAATTCAACTAGCGGCAAATGACTATATTGAATACTACTTTACTGGCGCTGGGTCAAATCTTCATGGCGGATATATCTACGCACACGGCTATCTTTTAGGCTAATCAAAAGGACACATCATGGCAAATTACACAATCACTCTTACTGAAGCTGAAAACAAAGCTCTATCTTACGCCGCCTTTGCGCAGCAAGATTGGATTGACAACGCAGTTCACGAGCGTTGCCGCATTGCTATCGAGGAAATCGTAGCTCTCACAGTAAAGAAATGTCTTGAGACAAACACGGCAATTCCCGGCAGCAAAGATGCAATGGTAGACCTAGCCTTTGAACAAGGTTGGGTAAAGACCGCCGTTGAACGGCAAGCAGAAGCCGAGGCTGAAGCTGCTGCACGACTAGGACAAGACGAGACAAACACGAATGTTTGACGGACGTAGACTTCCTCTCGTTATGTTTCCGAACGGCGCATTGATGCGCTGTGAAGCTGTACCTGAGGGTTGCGTTCTTGTAGTTGAACCTGAGGAGCCGCAGGAGAGTGATTTCCCTGCGGTGATTGACCAGACACAAGCGGTACAGGAGGCCGAGCGTGGCAACAAACCATGAACTTGAAGTGCAACTGACTTCCCACGAGGCTGTTTGTGCTGAGCGTTACCAAACATTTATCCAACGGGTAGACCGCTTGGAGTCTTTGATGATAAGAACCGCAGGTGCTCTGATAGTCGGCATGGCGGGGATTCTTGTGGCTATTCTCTTTAAAGGACTTTGACCATGATGAACAAAAAACCTGTCGCCAAGAAACCCGCTGGCAAGCCTATGGGCTACGCTAAAGGCGGTATGACTTTCAAACCATGTGCTGGTTGCCCAAACGCTGCAAAGTGCAAGGCCGCTGGTAAGTGCATGAAGAAAGGTAAGTAATCATGCAGACGTGGGTTCGTAACGTACTAATCCTCGCGCTGGGTGTTGCCCTCGGGTTGCTTATCCTCAATGCGAACTCACAAGACACCAACATGAACATGAACTACAGGGGTCAGCCAGTACCTAGTGCTATGGCCCCGAGTATGTCAGCGTTCTCACAAGATGTTTGTGGTATCCCAATCTCAGGGGCAGTTAGCTCTACGGTGATTGGCTTTGCAGGCGGCACTGTTTACACAGATGCCAACTGTGAACGAATTAAGATTGCCAAGACCTTGAACGACCTTGGTTTGAAAGTGTCAGCCGTAGGCGTTTTGTGCGCTGACGACAGAGTGTGGGATGCCATGATGATGTCGGGCACTCCATGTCCGATTGATGGCTTAGTAGGTGACCCTGCTCGGGATGAGTGGATAAAACGACACCCTAAGAAGTTTGAAAAACTCTATGGCAAAGTTCCTCCTCTTACTACCGCTACTGCTCCTAAGCCTGCTGAGGCCAAGTGATGCGCTGGCTCAGGCTTGCTATTGCACGACTCCTTGGCAGCCCAACTCCATCTATGGTGGAAACACCTGTACAGCCAACGCCGACTGCTGGGCCTGTCAGCCCGGAGCCTATAGCCCAAGCTGGCAACAAGCCTTCTGTGGAGGAGGATACACACCTCCACCCCCTCCCCCGCCCACCTGCACGACCACGTTCTCGGAAAAAACCGAAGCCTGTCCAGTTAACTACTCAGGCATCAAGCGGTACAAGCAAGAAACAAAAACCTGCACAGACGGGCAAGTCACCAACTACGGGTGGCAACTCTATTCAGACTCCTGCACGCCGAACCCGCCGACATGCCAAGTAACTACGGAATCTCAGACTCTCTCGTGTCAAGCAGGGTACACGGGAACAATCACGCAGATACGCACCTCGTCATGTCCCAATCCCTACGGGCAACCCGTTATAGCCCCGTGGACGACAACGACCAACACTTGCGTCAAGAGCGTTACCAACCCAACAAACATCAGTTCGCCAGTGTCACCAGTCAGTCCGCTGAACCCAACCAGCGTAGTGAGTCCGACTGCGACGGCAGCCACCATGCCCGTGCCGAGTGTCTCTGTACCTCAGCAAACGCAAACTCCACAGGATGTATCTGCACCAATGGTTCCAGCGCAGGTCAACGCAGCAACACCAACAGAATCCCCACCCCCGAGCCAAACGAGCACGGCAACTTCAGATGCCCCGAAAGCGGGAGGCTCTGCTCAACCATCGACTGCGACGGGTGGTGTAAAGGAGACTCCTAATGCTGGGAGACCCAAACTTAGTATCGGGGGGTTGAACCCTGCTATGACATTGGAAATTTTTGTGAAACCCGGCATAATACAACCTAATGTTTTTCCAACATTAAACATAGGTGCAGACCTGCCCCAAGATATACGGCAGAACCACCAGTTTCTTATGGAACTACTGAGCGGCCATCTTCCAGACCAATCAGAGATGTTTAACAAGATGGCTAAAGATGCAATCGAGTTGGAGCAATAGACATGAGCGACCTACAAAAAATAGAAGCGGCGACTGGTAAGCTACAGAAACTGCTTGATTGGGCAAAACAAAATACGATGTTGGCGGGTATCGTTATCACGGTACTCCCAGCGATTGCCTCTGGTGGTTACATCACCATTACCAAGGCTAACGAAATCATTGCGATGTACAACGACTTCAGCACTGTGGCGTCCAACGCTGCGGCGGCTAAGCGTAAAGCAGAAGCAGTCGAGGAAAAACTCTTGG